GTGGTGGTATACGGAGTATGTCAATGTGTCACATTTTATGCACCCTGCAACTACTATGCCAACCCATAATTTATTATTTATGCAAATACCATGCCAACCCCGCATATATATAAAAAAAGGTTTAGGGGTGGCAAGGGGGATAGGGGGTAGTGCATTCTATTGCATAGTCCACTAATTTTTTCTAACATAAATTACCGACATTCAGGCCCATGACGTTCCCTTGGTTACGCATTAAGTAATGGTATGAACGAAGTGAATGATTAATTACAAACAACAAGGAACTTAAATGGCTATTGAACTTGATAGTATCGGAAGTGGCTTTAATAAAACTAAAATAGATAGTAACTTCCAGAAAATAGAAGATGAACTGAATACCAACACTTTACGTAGGGATAACTTAAATTCCTTTGAAGATAATAGTATGAAAGTAAATTTAGATATGAATTCTAAACGATTGCTTAACGTACCTACCCCTGCCTTCGATACTGATGTAGTACGAGTGAAAGACCTTCCTTCTACTGTAAGAGTGGGAGATAGTTTCTTTGTAGCTAGTTTCACTGAGAACGTAGCTTTAACCTCTGGTCAAGTAATTGTAAACCTAACCAGTATCACCACTACACAAACTTCTTTCTACGTAAGTGGTAGTGGAGCTGATAGAGGAAGGTTAGTACCAACAACAGATTATGACGTAGATAGTTTAACGCAGATAACATTAAAAGAGAGCTACCCTGCTGGAACAATACTAGTAGGTGTTCAGAACGAAAGTGTAGAAGCTATATTAAGTGATGTACAAGTATTTGACAACGTAGCCAGTATGAAAGCCGCTTCGCTTAGTGTAGGCGATACTGTGGCTGTTAAGAGGCTTACCTCTGAGGGGAGTCTCGTAGGTCCAATCCTCTTTAATATCGTAGCAGGTGGTACAGGAGTTTCCGACGAAGGTTATGTTGACCTATCTAATGGGAATCAAGCTGAGTGCACCACAGGCAAGTTTGTTTTTGCACATGACCAGTCAAGGGGGCGTACTTTCGGTAGTATCTACAACTGGGTGGATGAATTAAATGTTGTTTCTTTTGCTGATAATACAAACTCGGGTGACGCTCATGTGATGCAGTTACCGATAGACGTTCGTAGAGATAGTCACGCAGTATTAGCCACAGCAGGTACAGTAGGCGGGATGAACGATATAGACTTCCGAACTAGTAACTTCAGTGACTACTTCATAATGAATGCAGACTCCACCTACCAATCAGAGAATTTCAGCTTTCTATTTGATACAAACCCAAGTAGAAACGATGGTACTAAGAAGCATGGTACAGGTTTAGGGGGACTGACACCATCGGAAGATACATATGCTTTCGACTCAGCAATGACTATCCCTTCTAATGGGTTAGGTGTTCCTGTGACATTCCCTGCACTTGGTGTGAGGATTGAACAGTACTTGGAATTCCGTAAACGCTCTACAGGTACAAGAGTATTTAGGTTCACACCTGACACCTCTACAACAACACTCACAGAAACAGGCTCAGGTAACACGCTAGGTGTTCTATCTAGGAATGCGGTAAAGTGGGGTAATAAAGAATTTGTCTCAATCAATCAAGATAGCCCTCTCCTTGTGAATGGGAGTGCTAACTTGAGCAGAAACTTATCTTTATCTAGTTCTACGTCCCAAGTATTTCAACTAACAGCAACATCGCAAGCAGTAGCTACAGGTGTAGTACGTATTATTGGTATTGGTTCAGGTGGTGGAGGTTTTGGTGTATATCACGCTAACTTCAGTTCAGACGGGACAACGTTAACAATAGATAATACAACAGGAACAATGCCAGCCCTTGCCCCCGAGATTACAGCTACATTGGCTTTAAATGCGGGTATACTAGAGTTGACAGTAGCGTACACAACAGGTCTGGGGGGTTCAGCAAGAATCTCAATAGATATGGACTTCTCGGTAAGGACTTGGTAATGAAAACATTTAACACAGTAGCGGATATGAAAGCCGCTATTTTAAAGATAGGCGACCTTATTAGATGTAAGCGTTATTACACTGATGGCGATTTAGTAGAGGGATTGGAATTTGAAGCGAGAACCAGTGCGGTAGTAGACGGCCTTATAGACCACGTATCTACAAATGGTAATGTTCTTATACTTACTTCCTCACAAGTTTCTCTAAAGAAAGCAGGGGCAACAGGGGATGGAGTAACAGACGATACCCCTTCTTGGGACGCTTTTGTTTTAAGAGGTAGCGGTTTAATAGAAGCAGGTAGTTATCTAGTTTCAGGTGTTGTTAAGAAGTATACAATGCCCACCCTTGTAATTACAGCGTTGAACAACCACTCAGCAGGTTATCAGGCTTTCGAGTCAAACACCACAGGTTATAACAATGTAGCAGTTGGATACAACTCCTTAAAGTTAAACGATGTTGGTTTTGATAACGTAGCCATTGGTATACAAGCCATGAAGGATAATACATCAGGTAATCGAAATACTGCCGTGGGTGTAGATGCTTTAGCTAAAAACACTTTAGGAGACCACAACCTAGCTTTGGGACAGAACGCTTTAGGTTTCAACACGGTTGGTACGTATAATACAGCTTTGGGGATTGATGCGTTAGAGTATGGTTTAGACAATAACTTTAACACAGCCATAGGCCAATACGCTGGACTTAACCTAGACAACTCCACTAGTAACACAGTAGTAGGTTATAATACTTATCAAGCGGCATTAAGTGGAAATGGTAATGTTACACTAGGAAAAGATACCTTAAGAGACCAAGATGGTGTAGACGGAAACACTGCCCTAGGCACAGAAGCGGCAAGAGGGAACACCTCAGGCACGTTCATAACGGCTGTAGGCTACCGAGCAGGTAGAACTAATACAATAGGCACTCATCTTACATTGCTGGGAGACCAAGCTGGTTTTAAAAACACCACAGGTACTCACAACATAGCAATAGGGTTTACTTCGGGATATAATTGTGAGACAGGTACTTACAACGTAGCTATTGGGGACAGTGCTTTATTCTCCAACACAGCGAGTAACAATATAGGTATTGGGGGTTTTGCTGGTTATAATATTACAACTGGCACACAAAATACTTTCATAGGACACAGCGCAGGTTTCACTGGAAGTCAGAAGGTAGATGTTGTAAACTCAACAGCTATAGGGCGAGGGGCATATACCACAAAAGATAACACTGTTCAGTTAGGCAATCCCTCAGTTGTAGGAGTAGGTGTTGGGGCTAATAAGATAGAATGGCTTTCGGCAATACCAACAACAGGTACTTGGGCAAGAGGGAGTGTAGTGTTTAACCTTTCCGTTGTAGCTGGTGGCTCTATGGGTTGGATGTGCGTAACAGCAGGAACTCCTGGGACTTGGAAAGCAATGGCTAACGTAGCGGCGTAATATTATGAAAGAAATAGATAAAACAAAACTAGTAGATGTATTAGGACGACCCCTTACTCAATCCCTGTTCTTTGAACTTGGTGGAAGTAAAGAGTATGCCTACTTCTCACTAAAAGACCACGACCATCATTATGGAGGGGAGACATACATCTCCCTTAAGCGTCTTTACTTGTTACATGAAGACCCTATCGAATACGACTTTGCTACCACCTACTTACTAGGCTGGCATCAATGGCAACGCCTCTGTGGTAATAAGAGCATCCTCAATCACATAGAACAATGGAGAGAGGAGCTTGAACTCAAGATGCGTTCAGAGGGGTTTAAGAACATACTGGATACTGCGGCAACAGGAAACTTCCAAGCTTCCAAATGGCTCACCGAGAAAGGTTGGGACAAGCGAGGAGCAGGTAGACCTAATACCAAAGCTAAAGAAAAAGAAGACGCATTCCAAATCAGTATGGCTAATGATTACAAAGAAGACATCAAGCGTTTGAACTAAAGGAAGATTATGGACTGGTTACAGGAAGCTGAAAGACGCATACAGAAAATGCCTCCCCAAGCTAAGGAAATAAGAGAAGCGGCAGAGAGTGACTTATATACTTTTGCCCAACTTATTAATCCCTTACGAGTATATGGGGACATACACAAAGAAGTGTATAGGTGGCTACAATCGGACAGCACTGGTAATCAACTCCTCCTTTTACCTAGAGCGCACATGAAGAGTCATTGTGTTGCTGTATGGTGTGCATGGTGGATAACAAAGAACCCAGAGGTAACTATCCTCTACTTATCAGCTACGGCTGAACTAGCAGAGAAACAGTTATACGATGTTAAGAATATCTTAGAGTCCAATATCTATCGAAGATACTGGCCTAATATGGTTAACCCAGAGGAAGGAAAGAGAGAGAAGTGGTCTGTAGCTAAAATTGCCGTAGACCATCCTAGGCGTAAGATAGAGGCTATACGTGACTGGACAATAGCTACAGCAGGTCTAACGACCAACACTACTGGTTGGCATGCTGACGTAGTAGTAGCAGATGATGTAGTGGTTCCAGATAACGCGTACACAGAAGAAGGGCGAAGCAGAGTCAAGAACGCTATGTCCCAAATGACTTCTATCAGAAACGCAGGTGGCTTTACTAAAGCGTGTGGGACTCGGTATCATCCGTCTGACATCTACGACACATGGAAGAAACAGAAAGTTCTTGTGTATGATGAAGATACAGCAGAGGTACTTGAAGAACGCCCAGTGTGGGACATTAAAGAACACGTAGTAGAGACAGACAACTCCTTCCTCTGGCCTAGAGAAATGCGAAAAGATGGTAAAGCTTTTGGTTTTAACATCAACATACTTGCAGGTATCAAAGCAGAATACGAAGACCGTACTCAGTTCTTTGCACAATACTATAATAACCCTAATGACTCTGGCAGTGCTAGAATCAGTAGAGACAAATTTCAATACTATGACCAGAAGTTTATTAAGAGACGTAACGGAGATTGGTTTTACCAAGATAAAAAGCTCAATGTTTACGCCTCTGTGGATTTCGCATTCAGTCTAACGAAGACAGCCGATAGCACAGCTATTGTGGTTATAGGAATTGATTCAGAAGGTTTCATATACGTACTTGATATTGATAGGTTCAAGACGGATAAGACAATACATTACTTTAGACATCTAGCCGTATTACATTCTAAATGGGAATTTAAGAAGGTAAGGGCAGAGGTTACAGTAGCTCAACAGATTATCGTGAACGATATTAAAGACTACATTCGTAAAGAAGGTATGCGTCTATCTGTAGATGAATTCAGACCTAGCAGACATCAAGGCACTAAAGAAGAAAGA